AGCTTTTCCAAGGCCCTAAGGCTATAGTCCATAGTAGTGATGTTAAGACTATTGCGATTGTGATGCCAATCACCCATAAAAATTCCAGTATCACAGCCTTCCTCCTTAGCTTTAGCAATATACCAATCTACAAAATCCAAACAATCCTGGTTGTGAATAGAACTGTTGGATTTTAATCCAAAGTGGATATCGGTGAAACATGCTACTTTTTTAAATAAATTGTTGTTCATAATATATTTGTATTAAATGCAATAACTATTTTTTCTTTATTTGTAATAGGCGAACGATGTAAGAGAAATGCCGGGAATGTTAAAATATCTCCTTCAGAAACACTTACTTCAATACTGTTGCCATTTATGTCTTTAATCTCAGTTTTTACATCTGTGCTGGGTAAATCAACATAGAACACATTGGTAAAATGGCAGTAGGGATGAACATGCCAATCATGAAATCCGTTTTCTGGATACCATTGAAACCATAATGCATGGAGACTAATTCCTTTAAAGTTAAAATTTTCTTGAAAATTCCTCATGTGGTTGCACACGTATCCAGAAATTACAGGTTCATAAACCCTCTCTAAATCTTTTGATATATGATAATCTGTGTAATGATTTTCTGTATCAGAGACAATATGTAAGTTTTTCGCACGTTTTACAGAATCAACGATCAATTGTTTATTCTGTTTAAAATTAGGAACTGAGTTTTTATAAAATAAATCACTTATCATAATTTTAACATATTATAATGCTCTTCTTTACCAAGAGTTCCCTTGATCCAGAAATTGATGGCCATTGAGATTCTAGTTTCGTTTGATTTATTCTGTTCAACAGTATGATGTATATTTGACGGGAATACAACCATGAAATTTTCAGCTGGTTCTATCGACATCCTTTTACTGTTGTATGGAGTCTCCTTTTTAACGGTAGGCTCTATTTGATTAAAGTTTATCAGCGGATCTTCAAAAGTCATATATCCGCAATTTTCACTGACTTTTAACCACATGTTTGCGCTGATTAGGCAATTGGGGTGTGTATGCATGTGGTGTGATGCACCAGGGGGGTATTGGTTAACCCAGCATTGTGTTATTACAATATCATCGTAATCGATACCCATCACTTCATCAGCATAAAATCTTACTTGAGATAAAATTTCAGATTTTAAATTTTTACAGTCAAGTGTGTCTAAAACCTGATAGTCAGTGGACATCAAGTTATTTCCTGATGTTGTGAGTGTTCTAAAATTACTGGAATCTTTGCAAAATTCAAGAATTTTCTCCACATCCTCTGAAATACCAGTGAGCTCGTGGCAGTAGATTGGGATACCAAATGCAGATACTACTTGACTCATTCATAGTCTCCTGATTCATAACGACGGACTGCTGCCTCGTGTTCTCCAGCACTAGTTCGTGAATATGAGGGATTCATGCCATTCATTTCTAAAACGTCATCGCGGATATTTTGGTTACGCTTTTCGATATTAATAACACGAACAAAACTATTAGTAACAGCCGCAGTAAAATACGCAAAAGGATTGTCGGATTTCGATTCATCAAATTGTAGTCCTATTTGTGTAAGTTGAAGGATTGCTTGTCCCTTCATCTCATCATTGTATGTATATCCACGAACGTTGCCCCTTGTAGCATATCGTTCACACAGTTTTAACATCATGCGGGCTAGTGTATTAGTAATTTGCCCAGCATCTTTGTCAAAATGACCCTTTTCCAGATCCCCTTTCCAGTGGCTTTTCCCCACACATTCTATTATATCAGCATCGTTAAACTTCCAATGTTGAAACGGTGGAAAGTTAACTTTATCGCGATGGTCTGCTGCACTCTTGGGATTTTTCTTGCGTGTGGTATTAAGAGGAATATGATCAAATGTCATAATTCTAAAAATTAAATCTTCTTTTTTAATTTTTTTGTAATCAACCTCACAGTCAGCTAGTTTAATTTTCTCCCCAGCTGCTTTTCGACGTTGATACTCTTGTTCGCCTAGTCGTTTTGCTCGATTTCGTTTGGCTTCAGCTATTGTTCTAATGTTTACTTTATCCAAACTTGGTAAAATAATGTCATATTGATGATATTCGGGTTTGGTAAAACTGCAATATGAGCTCTTACTTTTGTGTATTTCTGACAACATATCCTTGTTGTTTAGGTAGTTAACTTTTACGGTCATCCTTTATTCAGTCCTATAATGGTTAAATTATAAACTATGTACTTAATCGCGTCAAATAAATAATATACCGAATAGGGAATATTATTATGGCGATCGTAGGTCAAAGTCTTATAACAAAAATTGGTGCATCACAAAACTTAATTGGTGCAGGCGCGAGCGCGGTTAATACGATTTCAAACATGAGCTCGGCTTTTTCTACAGCTTTGGATTCACCTGGCGGATTAGCAAGTGCTATCCGCGGCATTGATTTGCCCACTGCTGGTGAAGCAATTGGGGATATTGAAAGTGCAGTTGCATCATTTGGTGGTGATGCTAACCCAGAAGATTGGCGTGTCAGATTAAGTCTCCCAAATTGGCCTGGATTTAAGAAAAGTCCAGTATTAGCCCCGTTAAAGGATGCTGGTGGTTTGATATTCCCATACACTCCCTCGATTACAATGAACAGTAGCGCAAGATACGGTGCTGTTCCAACAGTACATACTAATTACACTTTCCAAGCGTTTCAAAACAGTGATCCAGGAACTATTCAAATTACTGCACCTATGAACGTTGAGGATCAAACGCAGGGTATTTACTGGATTGCAGCAATGCATTATTTACGCAGCCTTACAAAAATGTTCACTGGATCTGATCCAAAAGCCGGTAACCCTCCGCCAATTGTGTTTTTAAATGGTTATGGCAACTATGTTTTTAAAAATATACCAGTTGTTGTTACTAGTTTCCAAGCCACGCTGGATGATAAATGCGATTATATAGGTGTGCCAGTTGTTGGTAGTGCCGCAGGAGCAATTGAAGGTGTTACTGATTCAGTTGGTGGATTAGCTGACTCAATTGGTGGCATGTTTGGTGGTAGTGCAGTCACTAGTGCAATTAGCGATATCGCTGGTGGTATTGGGCAAGTTGCATCACTTGCTGGTTCTTTGGGACTGGGTGGATCAACGCCAGGTGGTATTTCACATGTACCAACCAAGAGCTCATTTGTAGTAACCTTACAGCCAATGTACAGCAGAAACAGTGTCAGAAATTTCAGCTTGGATCGTTTTGTTGCTGGTGGATATTTGAACAATTCTTTTGGATACTTATAAAATGGCCGCAAAATATTCTAATACAAGTCCTTGGTATAATACCCAAATTAAAAATGGTTATTTAGACACGTTGTCTATTAGACCAGTTAGTGCCGAAGCTGACGATTTTTTATATACAATTCAACCACAGTATGCTTACAGACCAGATCTATTGGCATTTGATTTGTATGGTGATCCCACACTTTGGTGGGTGTTTTCACAACGTAATATGGATGTGCTATTAGATCCAATTTTAGATTTTGTTCCAGGAACACAAATTTATATTTGTAAAAATAGCAGTTTAACAACAGTTTTAGGTTTATAAGATGGGATTTTTTGACGATGCTGGTGCTTCTCTCGACCCAAATAAAATTGCTGACTCAGTTGGCATAGATCTATCTGGCCCAGCAACTGCATTGTCTGGGGCAGTAGACTCGGTTACTGGGGCCATCGGTTCAGTTACTGGGGCATTGGGTGGTGCATTAGGTGCAATTGGTGGGTTATTGGGTGGTGCAGCAAAACCAAAATTACCAATGCCAAATCCATTATTTGCCTATGCAAGTTATACCTATTCATTATCAATAAGCGTATTAACAACTGAAGATTATAATAATGCTGCATACATAAAAGGTAAAAAAACTGCGATTATCTGTGCGTCTGCTGGTAAAGACCCAAGTAATCGCGTCAATACTGTCTACGGTAAATCAGATTTTTATATTGATAACTTGGAAATAAACAGTATTATTGGGCATGAAAGAGGAAATAATTCCAACGCCACAACTTTTTCTTTTGATATTACTGAACCATTTAGCATGGGTTTGTTTGTGACATCATTGCAACAGGCAGCCCGAGAAGCAAAACATCCTAATTGGCACGATGCTCCGTTTTTATTAACAATGCAATTTCGTGGAAATACTGAAACTGGTACTATTGCAAACATACCCGGTACTACCAGATATATTCCTTTTGTTTTTACAAAATTAGAAGCCAGAGTAACAGGCAATGGCGCAGTATATCATTGTGAAGCAATACCGTATAATAAAGTTGCATTAAACAAGCAACATTCGTCATTAAAGAGCGATGTATCTGTTAGCGGTAAAACAGTTCAGGAAATGTTACAGACTGGTGAAAAAAGTCTGCAAGCTGCATTGAATGCAAAAATGCAACAGCTAAAAAAAGACGGGATAGTTAAAGATCCTGATGAGTATGTTATATTATTTCCAGCCGAGTTTGCTTCTGATAATAAACCGGCAGGTGGTACTGAGGAAAAAAGTTCCGCAACGGTGGCAACTGGACAGGGTGCAACCACAGAGGCTTACCTAAGTTCATTGGGTGTTGCTAGAAATGCCACTACCGGATTACTGGAACAACAGGCTGCAGGATGTAATGCCATTGGTAAAGCCAAGATGAATTTCAGTGTAAACAACAAAGGCGATGTTCCTTTTAATAAAGAAACAGACATGGTTGATGACAAGGGAAATATTGTTCGTGGTAAAAACGTAGTAAGATATAACGAAAGTGATTTTAGATTTAGTCAAAACACTGACGTATTCAACGCTATAAATCAGGTAATCTTAGCTAGTTTATTTCCTACAAAAAGTTTAGATCCTGCAAACATTACCAAAGAAGGTTACAAGGGTTGGTGGAGAATTGATACGCAGGTCTTTATTAAACCCAGTGATAAAAACTTAGCATCAACTGGTGAACGTCCCAAGATTATTGTTTACAGAGTTATACCGTATAATGTTCATGCAAGTAATGTTGCATCAATTAACGTTCAACCACCAGGCATTGCTGAACTTAAAAAACAAGCTGTTAAAGTGTATAACTATATCTACACTGGTAAAAATGTTGATATTTTAAAATTTAATATTGAGTATAATGCCAGTTTCCGTCAATACATTAACTCTGAAGGTTTTAAGAGAACGCAAGATGCTAAAACCAAAGATCAGGAAAGTGGATCATCTGAAACTCAAGCAACACCAAAGGGTGTTCCAGATGGTAAAGCACCAAGCACCAAGGATAATGTAGTACCAGGTTCACAAGTTTACGGTGTAACAGAAACTGGCTCAGATAACAAAGGTGGTGGCGGTATTGACAGTGAAGCGACAAGAGCTGCACGTATGTTTCATGATGCGGTAACACGTGGTACAGATCATCAACTATTAAACATGGATATTATTGGTGATCCATATTATATTGTGCAAAGCGGAACTGGTACTTACAACTCTAAGCCTGTTACAGCAAACCTAAATGCTGACGGGTCAGTGGCATATCAGAATGGCGAAGTTGATATTATAGTTAATTTTAGAAGCCCATCTGATATTAACCAAGCAACTGGATTATATAACATAAGCAAAGGAAATCCAGATGCCAAAGACACAGTTGTAACTGGATTTAGTGGACTATATAGAGTGACTAAGTTAGCAAGCCATTTTAAAAATGGACAGTTTACACAAACTATTGAGGGATTACGTAGACGTGGACAAGAAAATCCCAATAAAGGAACTAAAGATCAAATGCTTAATACTAAAACTCCTGCTACAGAGTCAAGTAAAGCAACTGTTGATGAAAATGGTAAAGTTACTAGTGCATCCGATCCAAACAAATGGGGTGAAGGTTAATGGAATTAGATAAGAATTATGCCCCTCAGGATGGTACTAAATCAAATCCTGGACCATTTTTAGCACGGGTTGTTAATAACAACGATCCAACCTACATGGGAATCTTAGAAGTTGAAATTCTGCGCCCAGCGGGAAGTGATAACTCACCTGCGGTTTTTCAACAGGTAAAATATCTAAATCCGTTTTATGGTGTCACAGCGTTGGCTAATAACGGAAAAGACCCCAACAACTACGATAACACACAAAAGAGTTATGGCATGTGGATGGTGCCACCCGATGTTGGACAAACCGTAGTAGTCATATACATCAACGGCAATCCCAAATATGCGTATTGGATTGGCTGCGTGATGGATGATGAAATGAATTTCATGTTACCAGGACAAGCAGCCACACAACAAGTAGTTGAGGGCGAAGGACGCTTGCCAGTAGGCGAGTATAATAAATTATTAAATGAGCGTATTGGCGATCCTGAGCAAGTAAAGAAACCTGCTAGCCCATTGGCTGATGTTTTAACAGCCCAGGGATTAATAAAAGACGATATTCGTGGTATTACTACAAGTAGCGCCCGCCGTGAGTCTCCAAGTAACGTATATGGCATTAGTACTCCAGGACCTTTAGATAAACGTAGTGGTGCTAAAAAATCGCTCGTTGGGAAACCTGGATCACAAGTTAATACATGGGTAAGCCGTCTTGGCGGACACACATTTGTAATGGATGATGGCGATGCAAACTTTGTTCGTAAAGGTCCTGCCAGTGACAGTCCTCCAGAGTATGCAGCAGTTGAGCAAGGTGAAGATGGTGACCCAACCATTCCACATAATGAATTAATTCGCATACGTACACGAACTGGGCATCAGATTCTTTTACACAACTCAGAAGATTTAATTTACATTGCTAATGCTAGGGGCACTGCTTGGATAGAATTGACTAGTAATGGCAAAATAGATATCTATGCTGCTGATAGTATCAGTATGCATACAGGCAAGGATTTCAATGTCACTGCTGACGGTGATATTAATTTAACATCAACTGGTGGTTCCATCAATTTAAATGCCAGTGAGAGTTTTTTTGCAACTGCTGGTGCTAACTATGAAATTAAAGCAGGTGCAGACGGAAAATTAACAGTTGGTGGGCAGAGCAATATACATGCGGGCGGGCAACACGTTGAGACTGCTTCGGCGATTCATATGAACGGTCCAGGTGCTGATTCAGCCGCTGATGCACCGATAGCACCGAGAGTTCCGGATGTGGAACCCTGGGATGGGCATGAGAATTTACACGATACTGAATTAACATATACTACAACAACTGACACCTTTATGAAGGAGAAATCATGAGTTTATACTCTCAACAAACAATACAATCTAAGAATTTAACAGTTCCTTCCACACAAATGTACAAGGGGTTTAGTACAGTAAATTCAAATACTGAAAATTTTACATTGCATGATTTTGAATTAATTAAACAGGATTTAATGAATCATTTTCATATTCGACAAGGCGAGCGTTTGATGAATCCACGCTTTGGGACTATTATTTGGGATTTGTTATTTGAGCCTTTAACTGAAGAAGTTAAGAATGCCATACTACAAAATGTCAATGAAATAGTCAATTATGACCCTAGAGTTTCAGCAAGTGAGGTGCTTATTACTGGGTATGATACTGGTATTCAAGTACAGTGTACACTTACATATCTGCCGTATAACCTCTCAGAAAAGCTAAAATTGCAGTTTGATCAAAAGAACGGTTTGTCTTCTTGATAAAATACCCACATAATTTTATCTAATAAATACACTTATTAGGATAAATTATGAGCTCAACTGCCCGTCAGAATAACTTATTGCTAACAGAAGACTGGAAGAAAATCTACCAATCATTCCGTAATGCAGACTTCCAAAGTTACGACTTTGAGAATTTGCGCCGTGTAATGATTGATTATTTGCGTACAAATTTCCCAGAAGACTTTAACGATTACATCGAATCAAGCGAATATCTCGCATTGATTGACTTGATTGCCTATGTTGGGCAAAGCATTGCATTCCGTGTAGACTTAAATGCTCGCGAAAACTTCTTAGAATTAGCAGAACGCCGTGATAGTATATTGCGTTTAGCACGTTTGATTAGCTACAATGCCAAGCGTAATATTGCAGCATCTGGGCTGTTAAAGTTTAATGCTGTGCAGACTACTGAGAGTGTTATTGACAGCAATGGACGAAATGTATCTGGGCAGTATATTACTTGGAACGACCCAAGTAATGCCAACTGGTACGATCAATTCATCAAAGTAATTAATGCAGCATTGCCAGCAAATCAACAGTTTGGTAGTCCAATTGATCAAGCAACCATCTATGGAATCCCAACATCGCAGTATCGCTTTAATGCTACAAATACTGATGTGCCAATTTATGGTTTTACGAAATCAATTGCTGGCCGTTCTATGGACTTTGAAATAGCAAGTACAACGTTCCACGGACAGCAATATATCTATGAAGAAGCACCAAAAATTGGTAATCAAATTGCTTGTGTTTATACTGATGACGGATATGGTGCTGCAAGTCCAGGTACTGGATTTTTCTTCCGCATGACCCAAGGTACGATGAATCAGGGCACTTTTACATTTACCAATCCCAATAAAAATGAAACTATTGATGTTGCTGATCAGAGTATCAACAATACTGACGTTTGGCTTTATAATTTAGATCAAAATGGGCTTGAATCCACTTTGTGGACACAGGTGCCAGCAATAACTGGTAATAATGTCATCTATAACAGTTTAAGTGGCGGAATTAAAAATATCTATAATGTAATCACTCGTGCGAGCGATGCGATTACTCTTGGTTTTAGTGATGGTACTTTTGGTAATTTGCCATTGGGTAATTTTAGATTATACTATAGAGTTAGTAATAATTTGACATATACAATTAATGCCTCAGATATCAGTAATGTGTTAATTACAATTCCTTATCAATCAGTTCAAGGCACTGACGAAACATTAACAATATCTCTAAGTCTTGCGACGTCTATTACTAATGCTACAACTAGTGAAACAAATACTAGCGTTAAGACAAATGCACCACAGACATACTACACACAGAACCGTATGATTACTGGTGAGGATTATAATATTAGTCCATTGTCAGCCAATCAGCAAGTTGCAAAAGTAAAAGCAGTTAACAGATCAAGTAGCGGTATTAGTCGTTATTTTGATTTAATTGACCCAACAGGAAAATACTCTTCAACAAATATTTTTTCAGATGATGGTGTAATTTATAAACAAGACCTTGTAACGACTACTACTTTCTCATATACGACAAAGACTGACATTCAGGGCGTAATTTATAATACTGTTTTTGATATTCTTTCAGATCCTAGTTTGCGTAATTTCTATTATGCAAATTACATTAGTGCTATTCCAGCGGCCACTACTGGTGAAAACAGATGGAACAGTGTTACATTAGATAGCAATGCATCAAGTGGCTATATTATGAATAACTCAAGCCAGCCAACGCCCGTTGGTGGAAGTGCTAGTAGTCAATTCTTACAATCTATTACTGCTGGTGCATTATTGCGTTTTGATGCACCTACTGGGTATTATTTCAATACACTTGCTAATAACAAAATAGTCCAAGGAACAACAATCCCATTGGGTGGTGTAACTTACTTATGGGCTGAAGTTGTGTCAGTATATGGTGATGGTACTGCTAGTGGTACTGGTATTTTGTCCACTGGTTATGGTGCAATAACATTGAACAAAGCAATTCCATCAAATGTATCTGGACCTGTTCTTACTCATGTAATACCAAAGTTTAGTACAGTTATTAGCTCATCAGTTATTACAACCATGATTGACCTAATTTACGAAAATAATCCTTTTGGTTTACGTTATGACCAGGCAACACAATCTTGGCAGATTATTTTTGAATCCAACCTAAATGTGACCTCTGATTTTTCAGTTGGGTTTACTGGTGATACAACGAGTAACAGACTTGATGCAAGTTGGTTCCTGTTGTTTACTACTAACAACGAATATTATACCTTAACTACTCGCTCTATGCGTTATGTTTTTGAGAGTGATGTAAATGTTACTTTCTACTTTGACAGTGCTGTAAAAATTTACGACAGTATTACTAGTTCGTTAGTTACTGACGGTATCAATGTTTTAAGTGTAAACACACAACCAGCGCCAAATGATACAACCCCATTTACTAGTGATATTAAATGGGATATTGTTTCCGGTTACATTGGTCAAGATGGATATGTTGATCCCAAGAAGGTTGTAATATCTTTTGCTGACACTGACGCCAATGGTGTGGTTGATAACCCACAAGCATTTGTTGATTTAGTATACAATTCAAATACTGGCCAACCAAATTACATTGTACAAAAAAGGTACACTATTGCACAGGGACAGGAAGATTACAAGTATGTTGCAAACAACCCAGCATCTGGTCCAGTGATTATTGTTGATACTGAAGCTCAAATTTCTGTGACCAGTGATAGCATTGGTAAGTATTATTACATTACATCCACCAAGGTTGTAAAAGTTATAGACTCAAGTGGAAATAAAGTGCCATCTTTAGATTACAAAGTTTACGAAGGCCGTGATGTATTGAAATTCCAATATACACATAGCGCAGATTATGATAGCAGAATTGACCCAGGATCAAGTAACATCATGGACATGTATGTGTTGACTACTGGTTATGATACTGCATTTAGACAATGGTTGGCTGGTGCTAACACAACTGAACCTATGCCACCAAGTCAAGATGAGCTTTCAAATCTTCTTGGACCTAGTTTGAATTTAATTAAATCTATTTCAGACGAAGTAATATACCATCCAGTAAATTACAAATTATTATTTGGACCAGGCGCTGATCCAAGTTTACAAGCAACGTTTAATGTTGTTAAAAATCCAAACTCATCAGTATCTAATGCTGATATTACTGCAAGAATTTTAGTATCTATTGAACAATTTTTCGCATTGTCTAATTGGGACTTTGGTGATACATTTTATTTTACAGAACTATCAACATACGTCATGAATCAATTGGCACCTGATATTACAAACTTTGTTATTGTTCCGAGCCAATCGGGGCAATATTTTGGAAGTTTGTTTGAAATCAAATGTCCAAGCAATCAAATTTTCTTAAGTAGCGCAACTGCAAATGAGATTAATATAGTTTCTGGTTATACATCTTCAAACCTAAAAACTGTTACAGGTAATGCATTGGG